TAAATAAAATATGTGTGTAATTGCATACGCCGCTAAAGGTATTAAGATTTCCGAAAAGGAATTCCGTAACTGCTTTATTAATAATAAAGATGGTGCGGGTTTTATGATATATGATGACCAGAAAAAGAAAGTACATATTCAAAAAGGGTTTATGACTTTTGATGAATTTTGGAATGCTGTTAAGGATTTACCAACGGATAGAGACCGTGTATTTCACTTTCGTATTGCAACTTCTGGTAAAATTTCCCCTGAATGTTGCCATCCATTCGTATTGTCTAATAATTTAGACGAAATGCGTGAAACGGATACATACACGGATATGGGCTTTTCTCATAATGGTGTAATGGCAGATTTCACTCCAAAAGAAGGATTATCTTCTCCATATAGTGATACTATGTATTTTGGTGCACGAGTACTGTTCCCATTAAAAAGTAAACTATTTGATGAAAGTGCTCAATATCTTATTAAGAAAGCAATGGGTACTAACAAATACGCTATCCTTGGTAAAAAAGGTGCTGTAATTATTGGTTCTTGGGAAACATCTACAGAAACTGGTATACAATATTCTAACACTAGCTTTAAAGAACGTAAAAGTACCTACTTCTATGGTGGATGTGGCGGTAGTGGTTACAGTGCATACACATCTTATTATGAATACGAAGTATCTCCTGTAACTAAAACTAAACATTGGTATGACGATTTTTACGAAGCTGTATGGCGAGCAGGTTTTAATATTGTTAGCGAAAAGGTCGTTGATGGTAAATATTTTGTTACTGTTGATGGCTGGTTAAACTATCATATATTTTCTAAATATAATCTTAGATATGTTAATTTTGTATCTGGTTATAAAACCCCAAAGCAAGAAGAAAAGGTAAAAACAACATACGCAATGGTAAAGTGCGTGGCAAATGGAGGAAAGACTCCTCTAAATCAAGAAAAGCTAAATCAAATCATGCAGCACATTGAAGATGAGGGTGGAACTGTTTGGGACACTGTTGAAAATACCAAAGATAAATCTTGTGTATTATTTGTTACTAATTTTGATACTACTAGCGGGTCAGTAAACGACATTTTCTTCTCTACTATTGGTACCGTATCTGGTGTTTATGATGATGAAAATGGCACAGTAAGAGTCGAGGCCTAATGAAATTATTACCATATCAAGTACAGGGGGTACATAAGATGCTTAATCAATCATCCATTTTCCTCTGTGATGATATGGGATTAGGCAAAACAGCCCAAGTCTGTACAGTAATTAAAAAACGTAATAAATTCCCTACATTAGTTGTTTGCCCTGCTCCTTTAAAAGAACACTGGAAAAGAGAGTTAAAAAAATGGTCGAATATAGATGTTGAAATTGATTGTATGAGCTCCCCAATTATTATTACAAACTATGAACGTTTAGAATATTTCTCCCTGTATTTAAAGCGTTTAAATCTTCAACAGATAATATTTGATGAATGTCATTTATTGAAAACTCCCACATCCAAGCGTTACAAAATAGCAATGGAATTGGTTCAGAATGTACAATATAGAATTATGATTACTGGTACTCCTGTACTAAATAGACCAAAAGAATTGCTATGTCAATTAGAGGTGGCAGGGTTGACATATAAATTTGGTGGTAAAGATAGGTTTCTTCATACCTTTTGCGGTACTTATCAATCACCTTGGGGTACATCATATGAAGGTCATTCCAATTTATCAAAGCTCAATGAAGCAATGAAAAGGGTATGGATACGGCGTATCAAAAAAGATGTACAAAGTCAATTACCTCCTAAAATTATACACAAAGTTAAGTGTTGTACATTGTATCAACCTGAACCTGTATCTTTTCAGGAAGTTGAAAAATACGATAAAGAAGTATTGAAATATAAACTTCCTTATTGTATATCATATATTAGGCATATTATAGAAAGAGGTGAGTCCCTTGTGGTATTTGCACACCATCGAAAGATAATACATAAATTACTTCAGGAATTCCCAGAAGCAAAATGTATAATCGGTGGTCAAACTACTAAACAACGACAACAGAATATTGATAACTTTCAAAACTCTAATTTAAGTGCTAATTACAACTTAATAGTTTGCTCCTTGCAAGCTAGTGCAGTCGGCTTGACTCTGACCAATGCACATACGGCTATTTTTATTGAATATCCGTGGTCGCCGTCCATGATGAGACAAGCCGAAGACCGTATACATCGTATTGGTCAACTTAATCCTTGTAATATTGTATATCTATATGCTCAAGATAGCATTGATGAATACAGATTACGAACTCAAAATATCAAAAAAACAATTATTAATCATACTATGAAAGAGGTATAAAACTATGGCAACAACTGTAGCTCAAATGAACTTAACTATTGTAAATTACATTTCTGCACTTTCCGATAAAGAACAACTTCGTTTTGTGTCCAATTCTTTGAAACATACTCGTGTATTTAATGCAAACCCAGCTGGTGTGGCTCGTGCAATTTCTGAATTTGCATCCACTAACACTGGTACAGAAGCAGTAGACGCAATTAAAGTTCCTGCAATTACTTTAAATGAAGAAACTTCTAAAAAGTTTGTATTTGTATCTAAATCTGGTCGTGTTAAAGTTCGTGATTTACAACAAATTGTTTCTATGGCTATCACTGCTCGTACTAAGAAATACGTTGAACGTGGTGCTGAAACATCTTACTTGTTAATTCAAGAACTCAAACGCATTGATAAAGAAATGGGTACTGAGTTCTATGAACATTATAAAATGACTCATCCAACTCCAGTAGTTATGGTGCAAGAAACAACAGACGAACATTCTGCTAATACACCAGAAGCTCAACCTGAAGGTAATGTAGCCAATAATGAAGCTACTAATACTACTGAAGTTTCCCAATAATCCAGTGGGGGCTTCGGCCCCCTATAAAAAAGAGTGATGAGGTGAGCTTATGATACCAAAAACATTTAAAGTATATTGTTCGACACATGAGGTATATATTCCTTATTGTAATGAACATCGTGTATTTGAAAGACCCCAACCATGCACGAACCATCAAATATTAAGAGAATTTAAATATGATTATAAGGCTACATGTGTTAAAGCATATAAATATGAGGTAGTAAAATGAAACAAATAAAATATTTAATCGTGTGTCTGCAAGGTAGTCAATTTCTTAGATGCACTTATTGCAATATGAATGTAGAACATATCTCAAAACAGCTGAGAGATGACATATTAAGTGATTTTCGGTGTGATTATAGAGCAACATATCGTAAAGCATTTAGATATGAGGTGAAACATGATTAATATCATACATGCATGTTTTAAAATGTATTATGCTAAATATAATCCACATAAGCATATTTTAAACTATGATTATTATACAAATGTGGTATCTCACACATTTGATAGTGTTGATATGAAACAATATTATTCGCAACATTACAATCCATTATTTAGAACACCATTCAAAATAAATAGAATAGAGGATACTAGATATGATTAAAAATAATATAGATATATTGTGTCGTTGTTCTGACGATTACCCATATAAAACAGACATTAATGGTATATATCCATTTTCAATGAGTGGATGGGAGATTGGTGATGACGCAATTAAACAGTTATATTATGAAAATTATACAGTCTTATTAAGTACAATATATTCCGTAGAGAGGTTATAAATATTATGATATATAATAACAATGAGTTCACGTTACATGGTATTATACAAACCAAATATCGCTATCGTTCATATGAATTACATGAATTTTCAATCTATACTGATATTATTAGCTCACGTAATTTAAAATGAATATATGCACATTTTTATAAACCTACAATATCACGAATATTTAAAATAGAAAGGAGATAGATTGTGATTATACCAACAAAAATATCAGCAAAATTTATGTTATTTAATCCATATGCAAACAAGATATACCAGAAATTAAAACATGAAGCTACACAATGTTTATTTCATGATGCTGTATTTATATCATATCAATATGATTTAGAATATCAAATTTATGGCGTGGAGGTGGTAAAATGGTAGAAGAAAAAACATTTATTAGGTATCAATCAAACTGGCATATGTACCTAGATTATATTGATACAAAAGCATATTATAACACAAGATTATCTAAGAAATAAAATTTTTTATAAAACAAAAGGACTATTTGCAAATAAAAAATTGCAATAGTCCCCCTCTATTACTACTATTTATATTTTACATTATATTTTTAATTTTGTCTACATACTTAATTGAAGCTAAATGTAAGAAAAATGTGTGTTTTTTTTGAAAGAGTACTTATTTATTTGTTAGTTTTATTTTTGGTCTTTTTTGTTTTTAAAAGAAAACATAAAAAGTCCTAATTTGCGCTAAATTTAAAATAAAAATTTAGTTTTTAATGCTATCAAGCACCTCTTGTCCGCTCTGGCTTAAAATTTTGCCTTTGAAATTTTCCTTGCAAAACTCCAAAATAAGCGCATGATAGAGCTTTAAAACCTCAACCTCATCAAATTTATCACTATCAAGAAATTTATAAAGTTC